GCCGCCCTGTTCACGTATACGCCGCCTACAGCAGGCACGGCCCATGTCCGCGGCTGGTGGCTGCGCAGAAGCAGCACGGTCGAGCACGGCAGCAGCACGGCCCGCACGGTAAGCGTGCACCAATGGACGCTGCATGGCTACCTGGCCATCGCCGACGCCCAGGCCAGCGAGTTGCTGCTGGACGACCTGGTCGAGCAGTTCCGCGCCCTGGTGCGAGCCGATCCGACCCTGGGTGGCGTGTGCCAGCCCGGTCCCCTGGCAGGCAGCGACGACAGCACCGATGGCGTGCAGGTCATGCGTGCCGAGCCGGTGGATTTCGCGGGAGTGCGTTGCCACTCCGTTGTCCTGCAACTCAGAACCTGGAGCTACCTGTGACCTGCACACCACCGAACCGGGCCTAGACCGGACACCTCGCAACTTTCCCGCAACCCCTGTGTTCCGCGCCGCTGGGTAACGGCGCCCAAGGCCGCGAAACCTTTCCTCATCTCTTCAAAGGATTTTCCAAATGGCAGCAAAGATCATGCGCAAGATGGCCCTCCTGGCCCTGGTTGAAACCGTTGTCGGCACGGCCGTCGTACCGCTGGCGGCCAATGCCATGCTGGTCAGCGACGTGACCCTCACCCCCATCGAGGGCGACGTGGTCGAGCGCAACAACATCCGTCCCTTCTTCGGCTCCAGCGGCAGCACCCTGGTCACCGAATACCAGAAGGTGGCGTTCTCCGTGGAATTCGCGGGTGTGGCCGCAGCGGGCGAGCGTCCCGGTGTGACCGACCTGTTGCGTGCGTGTGCCGCCAGCGCCAGCACCGAGACTGGCGTGAAGACAGTCTTCTCTCCCGTGACCGACGGCATCCAGAGCGTGACCATCTACGGCAACGTGGACGGCACCCTCTACAAGATGCATGGCGCACGCGGCGAGGTGGAGTTCAGCACCGATGCCAAGGCCATTCCCAAGTGGAAGTTCGAGTTCACGGGCTCCTTCGTCCCCGCCGTGGATGAGGCCCTGCCGGCAGTGGACTACAGCGACTTCGTCGCTCCCCTGGGCGTCAACAAGACCAACACCCAACTGACCCTCGACGGCCTGGCGGTGGCCTGCAGCGCCTTCAGCTTCAAGTGCGGCAACCAGGTGGTCAAGCGCGACCTGATGAACGTGGACACCGTGGAAATCACGGACCGAAAGTCCACGGGCAGCGTCACCTTCGAGAACACCAGCGTGGCCACCAAGGACTGGATCGGCCTGGCGCGCGCCAGCGCCATCGTGCCCGTCACGCTCAAGCATGGCCCCGGCGCCACCAACACCGTCAGTTTCAAGAGCGCGCGCGCCCAGATCGGCAAGCCGACCTACAGCGACAGCGATGGCGTGCAGATGATCACGATCCCCCTGTCGTTCATTCCCTCCGACGCGGGCAACGACGAATGGTCCATCGAGATCTGACGCCTCACCTCCCTGCCTGACAACTACACATCCAAGGATCACCATGGCCGTCAAGATTTCCGGGCTCAAGCCCACCATCTCCGTTCCCGCAACGCTGTACCTGCCCGTCGATGAGGGCAGGTTCGGAGCCCATCACTTTGCCGTCGTGTTCAAGCGCCTGGGCAAGGCGCGGCGCGACGAGATCAATGAGCCCATCGTCGTCGGCAAGCCCGCCACGCAGCCCGATGGCTCGCAGGAGGTACGGCCCATGACCATCCCTGAACTGCTCGACGAAGTGGTTGTGGGCTGGGAGGGGATGCTGGGCGACGAAGGAACACCCGTGCCCTACAGCCGCGACGAACGCCTGGCGGCCGAGGAGGCCTACCCGGGACTTGAGCAGGCCATGGCCGTGGCCTGGTTCGACGGACTCAACGTGCACCAGCGGGATGCCGCCACAAAAAACTCCGTGGCGCTGTCCGGCATCACCTCGGCCTCGACGGCGCAGACCGCTATCTCGTAGACGACGAGCTGCGCGCCCAGTGCGCGCAGATGGGGATCGACCCCGACCGGATGGTGCCCGGCGATCTGCAACGGCAGCACCCCGAGGACTACGAACTGTGGCCGGAGCATGCGATGGCCTGGAGCGTGTACCTCGGCTGCTCCACCCAGTGGCGCAGGACGGCCACGCCCTGGGGCCAGTGGCACTGGGACGGGCTGGATTACGCCGGGGTCGAGATCGTGATGCGCCGCTACGCGGTGCCCGCCGCGCAGCGCGGCGAGGTCTTCGCGCAATTGCAGGTACTGGAGGCGCAGGCGCTGCGCCAGCTCAACCGGGGCTGAGGCATAGGGGCCTCGGCTCCGGCCTTTCAAGACAAACACAAGCGGTCAAGCATACCGAACAGAGATCAGCATGAGTACAGCGGTCAAAAGCATAGGCATCGCCGAGACGCCCAGCCTGAGCGAGCTGCGTGCGCAGAATGCCCAGTTCTCCCAGGAGCTCGACAAACTCCACGGCAAGCTGCAGCAGGCGTATGCCGGCATGTCGCAGTTCGCAGGTGCCTCAACGGACACGGCGCTTGTGTCGGCGCGTGCCAGCGTCGATATCGAGAGCCTGTCTACTTCCATGGGCAAGATTGCAGGCCGCGCCAATGCCATGCTGGAAGTTGCGGGTTCGGCGGCCAAGGTGGGAGAGGCGCTCTACACGGCCAGTGCCCAGACAGAGAATCTGCGTACACGGCTGGACCTTGCCACCGGCGGCAAGGGCGCGCAGGAACTGGCCTATGTCACGGCCCTGGCCGATCGGCTGGGCCTGCAGCTCAATGCCACCGGCCAGGCCTACGCCGACTTCGCCACCAAGGCGCGAGGTACGGCGCTGGAGGGCGCGCAGGTGCAGACCATCTTCACGGGGATTGCCTCGGCCAACGCGGCCATGGGCCTTTCCGTGGAGCAGGGCAATGCCTCGTTGGCAGCCGTACTCGACCTGATGGGCAAGGGGACGATAGGCGCGTCGGACTTCAGCGAGAAACTGGGACATATCCCGGAGGCGGCGCTGGTCGGCGCTCAGGCCCTGGGTGTGACACAGGAGCGGTTCTCCCAGATGCTGCAGACCGGCGAGGTCGTGACGCAGGACTTTCTGCCCCGTTTCTCGCAGGCGCTGCAAAGCTCCCTGGGAGAGGGGACGGACAAGGCGGCGGACAGGCTGGATGCCGGCACCCAACGCATGGCCAACGCCTGGGACAAGCTCAAGTCCGCCGTGGGAGATTCCGGCATCAGCCAGATGATCTCCTTTGGCATGAATGCAGCGGCCAACGATATGAACGCCTTTTCGGAGTCCATGTCGCGGGCGCGTGACAACGGGTCGGGCTTCCTGGGCCAGATCAGCAGCGGCCTGGGCAACATCGCCGGGCGCGCGGTGGGCTTGCAATACATCAGCACGGCCTTCCAGTCGAATGCGGAAAAGGCAGCCTATCTGGCCAAGGAGCTTCCGCGCGCCAGGGCTGAACTGGAGATGCTGCAGGCCAAGGGGGCAGCGACATCGCGCAATGTATGGGTGCGCACGGCCCATGACGATGCCCAGCGCCTGGTCGAAAAATTGCAGCAGGTGCAGCGCGAATTGATGGCGGCACAGGGTCAGCGCAATGCAGGCGGCGGCCGCGGGTTCATCAATCCGCCGCTGGTGGGACAGCCGCAGGAGCAAAGCAAGAAAACCGATGCGCCTGCGCAGAGGAAAGAGAAGCCTGCAGTGCCCCGCATCGTCAGCTACGCACCACCGGCCGCGCCAGCCAGAACGCAGCAGGACGATGAGGAGATCAAGCGCGATCAGGAACTGCAGAAAAGGCAGCAGGAGGTGGCGCAGCTCGTCAAGGAGCACCAGACCAAGGCCGGACTGGCCGAAAAGAACCTGGAACTCGCCCGGCAGGAGACCCTCGCGATCGGTCTGACTGGCGATGCGTTGGGACAGCTGCGGCAGGAGCAGGTCGAAAAGACCATCGCGGAACTGCAAGACAACGCAGCCAAGCAAGAGAGCGTCCGATGCTCGAAGGACGTCGCCGAGGCCGTGGGCAAAGAGGCCGATGCCACGCGCGAACTCGCCAGGGTCAAAGGCTATAACGACTCGGCACGCATGGTGGCCGAGTACGCGCAAAGCGTGAAGGAGGCCAACGAGGCGACCCAGTTCGAGCAGTCCCTGGCCGCCATGTCGCAGCGCGATCGGGAGATCGCCCTGGCGCAGTACAGGATCGAGATAGATCTCCAGAAAAAGCTGCAGGACATCGCGGCCAAGAATCCCTCGGATGCCGCTGCCGCCCAGAAGCTCAAGGAAGACGCCACGGCCGCTGCGAACCAGGCCAAGGCCAATGTCGCCGAGCGCACCCGCATGCAGGAAACCCAGAAGTCCGTTGACCAGATGGACGAGATGTTCCGCAAGGGCTTCGCAGACATGCTGGCCAACGGTACGGAAGGCTGGCGCACGTTCACCAAGAACCTGAGCGCGACGTTCAAGGCCACGGTGGCCGACGAGATGTACAAGGCATTTGCACAGCCGTTCGTCGTGCCGGTGATCGCCTCCATACAAGGCATGATCGGCAACTTATTCAAGATGCCGGGTGGTGCTGGTGCAGCAGGTGGCGGCGAAGCGGCCCTGTTGTCTTCGGGCCAATCCCTCTGGTCCGCATTCTCCGGTGGACTCACGGGTGCAGTGGGCAACGGCTTTGCCACCATGGGGGCAATGTTCGGGAGTTCGGCGGCCACCGCATTCGGCTCAGGTATCGCCGCTGGCGGGCATCTGGGCCTCTTCGGTGGAGCCATGGGCCAAGGGATGACGCTGCTCGGGTCCGGCGCCGCAGGATCCACCGCTGCGGGTTTGGGGACGATGTTGGGCGCGGCCCTGCCATGGGTGGCGGGGGCCATGGCACTGTTTTCCATTGCGGGGTCCTTCGGCTCCCGCGGCCCCAACCACGCCGGTGCCGCCTACAGCACCGCTGGCGTCGGCAACGACAAGGCCGCCGAGCAGCTGTTCGGCCGCGCGGCAGGCGACTGGTACGACGATCTGACACGCCGCCACAGCGATGGCATCGAAAAGCAGCTCAAGACCAGTCTGGACGGACTGGCCCTGGTCTACGGATCCCTGGGCAAGTACGCCACGGGCGGAGTGCGCGACATCGACTTGGTGGGCGGCTTTGCCGCCAAC